TTTAATAAATTTAAAGTTGATAATAAAGGAATTAATATACCTGATAAAAATGTTTATAGATATAACGGGTTAATCAGGCTTCCTAATTAATCAAAAAAAGGAAAAGGAAGATAATTAATATGTTAAAATTTTAATTATCTTGATGGGTATATTATTACAACTTAAAAAGGAAAATATCATAATGATTTATAAACAATATCATTATAAATTAAAGATAAAAAAGGATAAAATTATTTAAATTAATAATTAAATTAATATGATGTCAATTAATTATAATAATTATCATAAAATTAAGAATTATTAAAAGATATATTAATGAATTTAGATTAAAAAAGATGTGATGAATAATAAGAATGGTATAAAGTAATATACGCTATTAAAAAAATTGATTCAACATGTATTTAATTAGCTCATTTATTTAGTTAAAGAAGTTAATATTATGATTATTAAGGTGTTGAATGTTTATTCAATTATTATTAATGTTAATATAGTTTTGATTTATGTTATTTATTAAAATTATTGAAGTAAGATAATAAAGAATATTATGATTAATTAAAATAATAATATAATATCAAAACTAATAATAATAATTATGTTTAAACTTTAATAGGTGATATAGTTGATAATAATACAAAAATTTTATAATTAGATGAATTAGATTTAAATAAGTATCTTCCTAAAAATTTACTTTATAAATATGATAATAATACAACTATTATTAAAAGCCATTTGGGAACTGGTAAAAGTTAATAATTTGAAAATATAATAAGAGATAATAAAGATAAAAAAATAGCTATATTAACTCCCCGAATCACTTACGCTAGGAATATATAAAAATCTTTATTTGATGAAACTGGTGTATAATTTGAGATTTATAAAGATTGTAAATAAAAATATATTTTAAATGATAAAGTAATAATTTAAGTTGAATCTATTAATAGAATTATTAATGATGTTTTTGATTTAGTAATTCTTGACGAGAGTGAATCCATCTTGGAAAGGTTTAATAATAATGTTTGTCATAATAAAAATTATTTTGAAAATTATAACAACTTTCATTAAATTATATTAAATTCAAAAAAGTTAATTTGTGCGGACGCTTTTATATCTAATATAACATTATAATTTATTAAAGATATTAGATAAAATTATTAATAATTAATAAATTAAGTATTACCTTATAAAAGATAATCCTATTAAATTGAAAAATAAGATGAATTTTTAAAAAAATTATTAGCTTATTTATCAATGGGTTATAAAGTTGGTGTTTTTTGCTCTCATAAAAAAATGGTTAATGATTACTAATAAATAATAAAAAATCAATTACCAGATAAAAAAATAATTATTCATACTGCTGATTCTAAAAATGATGATAAATATATAATTTAAAATGTAAAATAAGAATGGACTAAATGCGATGTTTTATTATATACTTCAAGGATAACAGTTGGAATAAATTATGATATAAAAAATCATTTTGATGTATTTTTTGTTAATTGTAATAAAATAAATCTTATTAGAGATGTTTTTTAAAGTATGTTTAGAATTAGAGATTTAACATAAAATAAATTATATTATTATTTAGATACAAAAGATATTGAAGTCCCAATAATTTAAAATAAATAATAAATATTAGATTTATATTAATAAAAAAATTAACTTGTTTAATAATTTTCTAATGATATGAATATTATATAAACTCCTTAATGGTTATAAAATTTATTAATTAATTGTTAATATGAAAAATAAATAAATGAGTAATGTTTTACATCATTATTTAAATAATATTTATAAATTTGTGGTTATGAAGATTGTTAATATTAACCTTTAAAATATGGTTAAAAATTTGAATTTGATGAATAATTAATAACTATAGGAACAATTTAATAATATAGATAATTAAATTATAACGATTTAGAAGATTATGATATTATTTAATAAATAGATAAAAAATAATTTTAAGATGAATCTAGTGTATTAGATAATAAATTAAAAAATCTAATTAAGATTAATAATAAATTAATTAATAATATTGATTTATCACAATAATTAAATTTAGATGACGAATAAACAAAAATATTAATAAATTTGTTTGATATATATGATGATAAATACAAAAAACATATAATAAATAATTTAATAATAGAAGAGAATTACAAACCTAATTAAATTCAAGAAAAATATAATAAATAAATAATTGATATGTTTAATATATCTGCAATAGGTTGTAAATTAGATATAATATAAAATATTTGTTAATTGTTATAAATTAAATCATCAGTTGATTAATCAACTATAATAACTTATAATAATCTTTAATCATGTTTAAAATATATTAAAGAAAATAAATAAAAGATTATATTAAGTTTTGGTAAATCTAATTTAAATATTAGAAGTAAAAAAGATAATGATGAATTAAGTTATTTAAAAAATATTTTATATTGTTGGACATCTTCATCAATAAAACTTGAAAGCTCTGTTGGTGGAAAAACAAAAAAAGAAAATTTTAAATATATTATCAAAAATAATAGTAATCTAAAAAATGATGTATTTTAAAAAATTGTTATTAAAGATAAAGATATTAAAAATATATCTAATAATTTAGATTTAGATATAGATTTATTCTAAGATTGATTTTATTAATTTTTATTATTAGTATTTATATATATATAATAAAAATCAAAAATAGTAATTGTTGTATTTTCTCATTTAATTTTGATTCCTAAAAACGCAACAATAAAAATTAAATAAAATTCAAATATAAAATAGCGATTTTGGGAAGCTTTTAACTTATAGAATTTTTTAAAATTAATATCATATTGATTATTATAATATACATCAGAGAATTCTCAGATTTGTTAGGTATGGGTGGTATAATGAATTATATATATATTATAAATTATTTAAAAGGTTAATCATTTTTTAATTCTATTGCAATTAATACAAATAAAATTAATATTATTAATAGAATGATAAAGGTTATTATTTTTTCTATCTAAAACAATATTAGAAACTATTTTATTATTATTATCAAATGTAATATATAAGAATTCTTTACAATAAATACAATTTTTATTAATATTATTAAATGTATTATTAATCCATTCAAGATTTATATAATCATCAGTATTAATATCAAAATTATTTTTTTTATCTTGAATTTTATAACCATAAATCTTATTTTTCCAAAATAAATTAATTCTACTTTTTAATAAAAAATTGTTTTGTGTCTCATGATGTATAAATATATTTATATCTTCAAACTTTTTAACTCTTGTTATACATGTCCATAAATAATTTTTATTTGTATAAACATTACCATAATCAAAAATAGTTATTGGTTCATTTATTGTTAATCCTTGAATAGAAAATATAGTTGATGAGAATGGAAGAGAAAAGAATTTATCAATAAAATCTATATCTAATTTAATTCTAATATCATCAACAGGCTCTAAAATTATAAATTCTTTATCATTTATATCAATAATTTGATAAATATAATTAACAAAGATTTTAATATTTTTATTAATATCATTATATTTTCTACATATAAGATTTAAACCAATCCAATATTCTACATTATTATAAATTATATAATTATCAGGTTTTTTAATAATATTATTATGAATATGTTTATTTACTTGTTTAGCTCTAAAATTAAAATTAGTAATATTAAATAAAGTTTTAACATCTTTTAATCTATAAATTTTATTAAAATTATATTTATTACATAATTCAATAATATTAAGATTATTATTAAAAATATCATCAAATAAATTTTCTAATTTTTTTCTATCTTCTTCTTTTGTTAATCTTTTATTTATCATTAAATAAATTTTATTTTTAAAAATATAATTAACAGCGTCATCAATATATTTTTTAATATCAACATCATTATTAAAATCATAATTAAAACTTTCTAATTGGAATCCATCTCCTGTACAACTATATTTTAAATGTTTATTTTTAATCATAAATTGATGAATTTGTTTAAGTTGTAATGGTGAATAAAGGAAGATTTCATCAAAAATAATCATATCATATAAACTAACATCAAAAGGTTTAAAATTAATATAATGTTTTTCTCCGCCTATATAACTTCCTAATAAATTATTAATAGTAATAGATTTTATTTTTATATCTTGATTAGTTTGATTTTTTTTAATCTCTTGACATAAACGATTATAAGGTGTAATACTTAATTTATTTAAACAACCTTTATAATTTTGTAAGCAATATGATTTTCCGCTTCCTGGGTATTTTGCCATTAATGATAAATAATTATTATTATCAAATACATTTTCATATTCATGTTCATCATATTCATTATTAATTTTAATTAAATTAGGTTTATTAACAATAGTATTTATTAATAAATTATCTTTTCTTATAATTTGTTTATTAATGATATTTTTATTATATTCAATTCTATAACCTCCAATAATATCAGTATCAACATCAAATAATTTTTTAATATTATCAATATATTTATTTTCAAATGTTATTGAATCTACTTTAATAGATATAGGAATTATATTATTTTCAATCATTTTTATATATATCTTACTTATTTCAATCTTAGACATAGAATAAATAATTTCTTTAATAACATTCAAATTTTCTTTTAATTTAATTTTTTCATTAATATTAACAATATAAATAATTTTATCATTACTTTTTTTATAATCATTTAATATATAAAATTTTTCAGTATCATCAAATAAATCATAATCTAATATTTTCCCATAATTCTTTTTATATTTTGTATGATTTAAAGGGTATATTATTCCATCATATTTATTTTTATAATATTTAGCCTCTTCAAGATTTTTAAATATTAAAGTTTTATTTTTCTCATTAAATTTTTTCTCAAATAAACCAGTAATAACATTACAAATCATTTTTTTTAATGATTTATCTTCATTTTCATTTAAACTTATTTTATTATTATATAATTCATCAATATATTTTTTAAAATTAGTTTCAATAATATATGAGGGTTTAATAAATGTAATAATTTTATATTTAATTCTATTTCCTAAAAAATTTAATAACATTCCATAACATCTATTAAATATATTATCAAATAACATTATACTTAAATTATCATTACTAATTATTTTAATAATATAAATATTATTATCTTCAATATTATGGCCATCATATTTAACAAAATTATCAAGATAAAAAAATTTAGGTATTTTTTTAATTTTCATTAATAAATCTGTATAATGTTTCCTAATATCTAAATTAACAAAATTACCTTCAGGATATTTATTACCAAAATAACCATTTATTGAAGATAATTTATAATATTCAAATATATTTAATACATCATTATTTAAATCACTCATATAATCATTATTAATTATTTTCTTATACAGATTTTTAAATTCATTATTATAATTTTTTAAAGTTTCTTCATTATCAATATTTATTGAAGTATCATCATCATTAATAAAATCACTTTTTATAATACAAATTTTAACTTTTCCTATATTATTAATTTTTATTTTTTTTATTTGCCCGCTTTTAAAACTTAATGAGGCTATATAATTATTTTCAAAAATTTCATAATATAAATCATCTAAATTATCATAAATACATTCTAATAAATTAATATCATTTTTTTTATTATCATAATTATATTCTTTTATCAATTCCATTAAATGAAACAAATTTTTTAAATAAATTGTTTTTTTCTTTTCTTTATCATTTTCTTTAAAAGGATTAATATAGAATTTATCATTTAATTTAAATTCATTATCATTTTTTTTATAATCTAATTTTTTTATCTCATGATTTATTATATAAACATGATTATCATGTTTTATAATTCTCATAACTTGTGGGGATATATTTGTATTTAATGATTTTTTAGTATCAGGATATTTAAAAATTTTTTGATTAAATTGATTATAAACTCTTAAACCTAAATTATATTTTTTAAAAAATTTTAAACTCTCAACTATTGATATTCCAATATCTTTATTTATATTTTTATCTATTTCTAAAATATCATATAATAAATCATATGTTAAAGGTTTATATTTATGTTTTCCTTTTGAATCTAAAGCCTCCTTAATAGGTTTTTGCCAGTAATTTAATAATTCATTAAAAAAACAAGAATTTTCTTTATAATTTTCATGAATCTCTTTTATATATGAAACTTTAAATATCTCATTGAATGATATTGCGTTTTTATTTACTTTATATTTTACAAATTTATTATCTATTCCTTTTATTTCATCTTTTTTTATTCCATAGTTTTTATCATTTAAAATAAAATTATCATCAAATTCAATTTCATCATTATTTAAATTATTTATACAATCTTTAACAATTATAAGATAAATATATGAACTTACTAAATCATAATAACTTTTAAAAGTCTCGTCATCTTTTAAAATATTAATTAATTCATTAAAATCATTATCATTATTATAATTTCTAGTATTTTCAAATTTTATTATTTTATCTGTTGTTAATACTTTCATTATTCTCATTTGTGATAATATAATATTTTTGTCTTTTAATTTTAATATTTTTTTATTTTTTATATTATCATTATCATCTTTAATTCTATATAATAAAATTGTTGATGTTGTTGTTAAATATTTTCTTTTTCTTTTATTTTTTAATTCTATTAATTTTTTTTTAAAAAAACTTTTTATTTTATTTGAAGCTTTTATTTTTTTATCAATATTAGTTATTTCTTTCTCAATTACATTTATATTATCATTATTTTCAATTACATCATTTATATCAAAATTTTTATAATTTAATTTTTTTAAATCTTTCAAACTGATTTTTTTGTTATTATTATTAATACTATCTAATAATAAATTAATTCTTGATAATGTATTTTTATTACCTTTATTTATCATTATATTTAATTTTTTTATAGATGATTTATTAATCTTATTTATATTCTCAATCATTAAATTCCTTAATTTATCTTTTAATATTACATTTTTCATATATATATAAATATTATATTTTAATTTTTATATATTTTATTAAATATTATATTTTTAAATTTATAATAAAATATATAAAAATTAAAATATAATATATATAATAATGGTGTCATTAAAAAAAATAAATATTCAAGAATTAAATAAAGATGATTTGATAAATATTATTAATATTAAAAATGAAGAAAAAAAGAATTATTTTAAAAACTGGTTAAAAACTAATAATAAAAAAATAATATGTAAAGATTGTGGAATTGAATATCATTTTAGTAATAAATATAATCATTTAAATAGTATGATTCATTTAAAAAGTATTAATAAAATAGAAGATTATGATAATAATAAAAATAAATATTATTATCAAAAAAATAAAGATAAAAAATATATTTGTGAATGTTGTAATAAAGAATTAAATTATTATTCTAAATGTATTCATGAAAGAACTAAACAACATATAAAAAATAATAAAAAATATAATAATAATAATATGAATGAAAATATAATAGAATTAAATAATAATAATACTCAAACTATAATAATTTATTGATTTTTTCAATTTAGTAAATCTAATTATTTTTTATGTTTTTATGAATTCATATGATTTTTAAATTTGTTTATTGAGTTTGTTTAATAATTACATTTTTAACATATTTGATTAATTATTATTAAATCTTCTATTTAACTAATTTATAAATTTATTTCATTTAATTTATTTTAAAATTTTTCAATATTTTTTTATTATATTAATTAAAACTATTCATAATTTTAAAATTAATTCTTTGAGGTTTAATAATCTCTATTTTTTGTTAAATTATAACCATATTCTAATTCTTTTTTAAATTTTATTAATTTTATTATTTATTTTTATTTTTCTTTTATAAATTCTTTTGAATGATTAATATAATTTTATTCCATTTTTATATTTATCATTATATATTACATCTTTAAGTTTCTTAATTATTATTATTTTTAATATTATTGATTATTATAATATACATCAGAGAATTCTCAGATTTGTTATTTTGATAAAATTATAATAAATTGGATTTTATGTTTCTTTTAATAATTTAAAATATAAAAATTATTATTAATGAATAATTATAATAAAAATAAAGAAACTATCAATTATATATTAAAATCAAATAAATTAGATGTAAATAAAATATCATTAGAAAAATTAAAAAATTTGATATTAAATATATCTTATTATAATGATATTCTAATCCCATCTTATTTTTATGATAAAATATTTAATGATAATTTAATTAGATATGATTTAATAGATATATATGAATATTTAATTGATAATATGAATAATATGAATAATATTAATAATAATAAAATTAAAATAAATTTAATAAATTATTTTTATTATATTGATTAAAATAGTAATTGTTGTATTTTCCCATTTTATTTTGATTCCAAAAAACGCTATCTAAATATAATATATAAAATAGCAATTTTTGGAACCTTTAACTTATTCAAAATTATACTTTTATAAAAATATTAGTTTAATGATGTTATATAATTTAATTGATATTTAATATAATGGATTATTTTAATAATATATTTAAAAAAAAGTTTAAAGAAGCTCACATTTATGAAAAACAAGCGGCTATAATTACAAGTGAATATTTTAATGATTATGATATATCTTTTAATTTTGATAATAAATATGATTTTGTATTAAATAATAAACAATTAAAATTTGAAGTTAAATATGATGATATGAGTAATAAAACAAATAATTATTTTATTGAATATGAAAGTTTTTATAAATTATCAGGGATATCAGTTTCAATAAGTGATTATTATATTTTAACTAATTCTAATAATTATTATATGATAGAAACTAAAAAATTAAAACAATTAATTAAAGATAAAAAATATAAATTTATTAGAAAATCTGGTGATAATGTTAGTAATTCAACAGGTTATATATTTGATATTAATATTATAAATAATGAATCTATTAAACTTAAATAACTTTAATTAATATAAAGAGATAAAAACAATAATTAAATAATTATGAATATTCAATAATAAAATAAATACCAAAATAGCTCAATTTATATTTTATTTACATATAAATCAAATTTAATATATATAGGAAGCACAATAAGAAACATAAATATAAGATTTTAAGAACATAAAAAGAGTTATTTATAATATATTTAAGATAAATAAAAATATATTTCTAGTTTTAAATTATTTGATTTATATGGTTTAAATAATGTCTTTATTAAATTATTAATTAATGTTAATGTTAATAATAAATAGGAATTAGAAAGAATTGAGATGGATTATATATAATAATATTAAAATATTTGTGTTAATATAATAGGTATAACTAAATAAATAAATTTTAATAAATAATTATCATAATATAGGATTATAAATATAAAAAATTAAAAAACAAAAATTGATTAATTAAATAATAATTTAAAAACTAATAAGTAAATAAATAATAATAATTATATTGATTAATCATAATTATAAAGTTCAATTAATTTTGAAAAATAACATTAATTTATAAAAAAAAATGTTAAAAAAAATGTTGAAAAAAATGATATTTCAAATAATGATATTATAAATGATTTATCAAATAATATTAATAATTTATCAAATAATATTAATGATTCAGTTATAGTTTAGAAAGATAATGATAATAATAATAAAGATATTAAAAAAAATGTTAAAAAAAATGATATTTCAAATAATGATATTATAAATGATTTATCAAATAATATTAATAATTTATCAAATAATATTAATAATTCAGTTAAAGTTTAGAAAGTTAATAATATTAATAATAAAGATATTTAAAAAAATGATTTATAAAATAATAGATTTTACAAACAAATATTTATTCATGAAAGTTTAAATGAAAGTTAAAAATAAATAAAGTTATAAAATTATATAATATAAATTATTAAAAAGTTTTTATTAATAATTGAATTAAAAAATGATTCTATGATAAAAAAAGATAATATAATTAAATGTAATAATTTTATTTAATTATATTTTGATGAATTATTATAAATTTTTGATATTATTAAAACTGATTAATTAAATGATTTAACTAATATAAATATAATATTAATAAAAGTAAAATTAAATATAAAATTAATTAAAAATTTGTATTTTTTATAAAAAATCAATTGATATAATTTTCAATATCTTTTAATAATAAATTGAGAATTATTAATTTTTTATCTTTTTAATTATTATTGATAAATTGTTGATTATATAAAGATTCAAATTATATTATTTATTATATAAACTATATTCTATCATGTAATAAATTTATTTTTTTATTAATGATAAATTATGTTTGTTATAATTTATATTATATCTTTATTCAATTATTTTAAATCTTTAGTTTAAATCTTAATAACGTTATTATTAATTTTATTTTAATAATCTTTAATTATGTTATTTAATATGTATTATTTTAGAAAAACTCATTTATATTTTTATATATACATAAATCTTTATATTAATCAAAGTTGATGTTAAATTATAATATAGTATCTCAATTTTACATTTATTCAAATTATTTATATAATTTTGAAACTATTATAATTATTATCTCAAATCTTAATGAATGATATTAAATTACTATTACTATTGTTATTTCATTTTATTTATAATTATATTTATTAATTAAACTTTAAATAACGTTTATTAATATTAAGATAAAATTATTTAAAGTTATAGTAATTATTATTTAATATTAATTAATGAAAAGTTAAAATAATATAATCAATTTTGGTAAATATAAAAAATAATCATTTTAACATGTTTATGAAAATGATTATAATTATACTAAATGGGTTTAATAAAATTTGTAAAAATCTAATAATAAGAATACATAATAATTTATTAAATTTATTTAAAAATAATAAGAATAAAATAAAAATATGAATGAATAAGATTAATTATTAAAAGATGCTTGGTATTTAGATAAAGATGCTGAATTATTATTAAAATATGATTTAAACCCTAAATTAAATAGTTATTGTAGTATATATGTTAATGATATTTTTATAAAATTTGATTCAATTAATTTCAAATAAATTATTGAATATTATGGAAAAGAATTATTAATTAAATTTCTTAGATTTAAAAATATTGAATAAATTGATGATATTAATTAAGAAGATTTATTATATTATCTTTAATAATATAATGTTATTAAATGTGATGGTTTTTTTAAAAAAGAGATTTTATAATCATCAATGAATTTAAGATAAAAATTTATATAAAATATTCAAAATGATGAATTGAATAAAGATATACCAAGTAAGATTATATATAATTATTGGGTATTTTATCAAAATTAATTTAATTAAGGAACAGGTAAATGGTGTTTATTTTATGATAGAAGGGTTGAAGATTAAAATGGTTTTACTCAATTAGATAGAAACTATTAAATATTAAAAGAAAATTATTAAAATATATCAACATAATATTCTTTCAAAGTTTCAACTAGAAGGCCTAACCCTAATACTAATAATTTAAATGAAGGTGTTATAATTATATATTGTAATGAAAATGATATGTATGACATTATAGAAAAAGTAAATAAATATATTAGAATGAATAAAAGAGTTTATTGGAAAAGACATAAAGATTAATATTCTATAGATGGATTAAAAGTTAGTGATTATTTTTATGATTCTAATGAACTATTATTTTAAAGTTATAGATGTTGATATCAAATACTTTATAATTAAAATTTAAAATTATTTATATTAATAGTTTTAAATTTGTCAATCTGGGGCAGGTTTCAATTTTTTAAAAAAATTGAAAAACCGCACCATAAATTTGTATTTTTTTAATAATATTTTAATCTTTCATTTATTATAAATATCTTTTATTTCTTATCTTTAATATCTAAATATGAATTAAAATAATAATCAAATGGATTATATTTATAACCTTCATAAATTTATGTATCTATTTCAATTAATCTATATATTAATTCATTTAATTTTTATATATTACTAAGTTTATTATAAAATTTTTTATCATATTCAATATCATATTATTTTTCAATATTATTTATTATTAATTCAAAAATTTTTATTATTTTATCTTATTTTTAAGAATTAATATTAAAATAATCATCAATTTTTTTTTATATCAATTTTTTTTATTTATTATTCATTAATAATTTATTTTTATTATTATCTAATATTACTAATATCTAATAAATAATATTTCTTTATGTTTCTTTAATTAAATATATATTTCATTCTTTAAATAATCATAATTATTATTTATATCATAATTTTTAATCTGGCTCAATTCATCTAATAAATATAAACATGTTTTAATTTCTTGAAACTTTATTTTATCTAATAATTCAATTGGATATTCATTTAATATTTCATTATATAAATTTATAATTTTTGTATTGATAGCCATATTAATATAATAAAACAATATTTTTTTTATATATTTTACTTATGAATTAATTTATTATTTAATATTATAATTAATAAATCAATTTTTATTAATATCATTTTTAAAGATATTTTATTAATTATTCAAAGTATTATTATTCATTTTCATTTAATATTCCTTATTTCATTACTTCTTTTATATCATTTACACTTAATTTCATACTTCTTTCACAAACAGGACACATAATACAGTTAAAACGACATTAATTACAAACTAAAGTTTTACAATTTTAACAACATCTTATGGTATCTGTTATCTCTAAACAAATAGAACATTCTATATCTTTATTTATCATTAATTTAATTTAGTTTATTTATAGTTTAACATCAAATTCCTTTATAATTGAAAACCCAACACCTTTTTTAAATACTAACATTAATAAAGTTAATTATTTTTTTTCTAAATTATGTTATTTGATATTTTATTTAAATAAATGTTTATTATTAGTTAATAATATTACTTTTTCATTATTTTCATATTTTTCTAATAAATCAATTTATTACAATATTTAAATTTTAGATAAATCAATAACTAAATTTTTATCAAATTATTTTTTTATATCTTCAACTAATTATTAATACATTTTTATTTATCTTTTAATATAATATAATTAATATATCTTTAAATAACTTAAATTAACTTAATTAAATTATATTTAGTATATTTTTACATAATAATATATTAATAATTATATATGAATAATGTTAATAATGATAATGATATTAATAATGATAATGATAATGATAATTCTAAAAATAAGAAGTTATTAAAAAAAAGAGGAAGAAAAAAAAAATCACCTAAATCACCTAAATTAAATAATCATTATAAAATATCATCTAATCAATCAATTATTTTTGAACATAAAGAATTAAAATTAAATTTTGATTAACTGATATAAAGATATATTACTTATTATAACTTATAATTACTTAAATTAATAAATAAATGGAATAAAAATAATAATAAATAGATTAATAATAATAAAAAAAATTATTAAAAAAATAAAAATAAGAATAAAATTATAGTTGCATCAAAATATTTAAATTAATACCTAATATTTAAAATGATGATAATTAAAATGATGTTTTTTATTCTTATACTCATGAAAATAATTTATGTAATAGAATAGGAGGTTTAAGAAAATACTATAAAACAATTAAAAAAAATAATTAAGAAGTTTCATCAAAATTTAAACCTATTATTTATCTTTTTGATAAATATGGAACAAATGATATTAAAATATTATTGATTGAACATTACCCATGTAAATCACTTAATGAAGTTTAATAAAGATTAGATTTCTATATTTAAAATAATAATTGTTTAAATAAAACTATGATTTGAATAATTTTTAAGTTTTTTATTTTTCATTATAATATTAATGTTATTTAATATCTCATTAATCTTATTATTTGATAAATTTATATTATTACAATCATCAATTAAATAATAATCATTATATTCAAATTCATTTAATTTATAATAAATTTTCATATATATAAAATTTAAAGATTTTTTATTTTAAGCCGATTTATTATAATTTAAATTTAATATAAAGATATGTTATATAAAGTTATATTAAGTAATAAAATGGAAAATTAATAAAAATATCATTCAATGAATTAAGTTAATGATTTTAATTTATAATCAAAATCAAAAAGTATTAAAAATAATAAAAATGATATTTGTTTATTATTATAGGATATATTTTAATTTATATAACTTGATTTTAATAAATATTTATAAAATAATATTGATGATTATGATGAATATATCTTAATTAATAATAAAACACCATATTCATTTTATGATAATATTAAAATTTTATTTTTTGATTAACATTCAAATATATATTACGGACATTAATTATTTTAAAATATTATTTGTTAAACATCTAAAGAAAAAACTTAATTAATAAATAAATTATAAGTTGTATTAATAAGATTGATAAAATATTTAGAATAAATTTAATATCAAGAAGATTTAAATTTTAAAATTCAATAAAAATAAGATATAGGAATTTAAATAAATGATATCATATCTTTTTATTAAAAAGATGAATATTACTTCACAAAAAAGATTTTATAAAGTTGTTGATATTGTTTAAGATACTATTTATTTTAAAGAATTAGATTTAATTAAATTAAATGATGAATTCTTTTGTAATTTTTAATATATACATTATCAATTAGATTATTTATTTAAAAATGAAAAAATTATAAAAAGAAAATTAAAATAAATCAAATTTAATATTAAAGAAAAATATGAAGTTGGATATATATTTAAACATACAATTGATTATGGTTGATTAATGATTTTTTTAATTAGTTTATAAATTATTTATATGATACTTAAACTAATATATTATTTTTATTTTATGATTTTTTTTTATATCTAATTTGATTCCAAAAAACGCTAGAATAAATTAAATATAAAATAGCGATTTAAGGAAGCTTTTATATATATAATTTTAATATTTTATTATTTTTTTATAATTTAAATAGATATCAATATAATAATATATATTAATGGAACAAATATAATAAAACTAATTAATTAATGGAATCATTTATAAAATTTAGAAGAAAGATTATAATTAAGAATTAGATGGATAATATATATGTTATATTGGTAGCACAATAAAATCAATAAATGAGAGATTATAGAAACATAAATATTAATATAAATAATATTTGAATAAAAAATCTAATTTTGTTTCATCATTTAAATTATTTGAATTATATGGAATAGATAATATTGAGATAATTGAGATAGAAAAATTATAATGTTAAAATCATTAAGAATTGACAAAAAGAGAAGGAGAGATAATAAGAGAATATATTTAATAGAAACATTTAAAAGTTTTAAATAAAAAAATTGAGAAACGAAGTATGAGAGAATATTATTATGATAATAAAGAGAAAATCTAAGAATTTTAGAAAGATTATAGAGTAAATAATAAAGATAAAATCAAAGAATATAGAGATAATAATAAAGATAAAATTAAAGAATATAAATAGAATAATAAAGAAAAAATCAAAGAATTTTAGAAAGAATATAAATAAAATAATAAAGATAAAATTAAAGAATTTTAGAAAGAATATAGAGAAAATAATAAAGATAAATATAAATGTTTATCTTGTAATTTTAAAACATATATAAAAACTCATTATTAAAATCATTAATAATCAATTAAACATTTGAAAAATTAAAATCAAATTTAAAAGAATGATATTGATACTGATACTGAAAATATATTTGATGGTTTCTAATTTTTATTTCAGTGATACAAAATAAAACAAAAATAACTTATAACGATACTAAAATTAATATCTTATTTTTCTTTCTTTTGTTTCTTTCTCAAATAATTAAATTTTTTTAATTATTTGAAACTATTATAATTAAGAAAATTCTTAAAAATATCATTAATAATAGAAAAAAATAAAATATTCTTTAAAATCTCATTGATAAATTTAGAAAATTATTTTAAATCTCAAAAATCTCATTGAAACTATTATAATTAAGAAAATTCTTAAAAATATCATTAATAATAGAAAAAAATAATATATTCTTTAAAATCTCATTGATGTTATAATAATTTAGAAAATTCTTAAAAATCTCATTGATACTATAATAATTAAGAAAATTCTTAAAAATCTCATTGAAACTTTAATAATTAAGAAAATTCTAAAAAATCTCATTGAAACTATAATAATTTAGAAAATTCTTAAAAATATCATTGTTTTTTTATAATTAAATTAGTTTTTTATTTATTTGATTTTAAAATTCTTTGAATTACAAATTAAAAATCTTATTTTCATAAACTTATGAATTTTCTAAAATTTGATTATTATATCAAATTAATAATAAATTGAGAGTAAATTTAAAAAAAAATATATGATAATATTGTTAAGATTTATTAAAAAGAATAATTATGTGAGAATATTTTTAAGAATCATTAAAAAGAATTTTTAAATGAGAATTATTTTTAATAAATTATTTTGAGAATTATTATTAAAATTATCAAATAAAATAATAAATTAGAGACGATTATTGTTGGAATAAATCTTATATTATTCTCTTTGTAATTTTTTTAATTTTTAAAATAAGTAATTTTTTTTTATTTTGGTTCCTAAAAACGCTAGAATAAATTAAATATAATATAGCAATTTTAGGAAGCCACCCACACCTAACAAATCTGAGAATAATGATTCTTAAAATTATATTATTAGATTAATTTATAAATTTAGTTTTTTTAATATTTTTTGTTTTATAATATTGATAATTTTAATTATAATAAAATATAATCTATTATAATTTAAATTGTAAATAATAAAATTCATTTTCAAAATTCACTAAATATATCTTCAGTTATATTAAATGGCCTTCTAAATTAAGATTTTAAAAGATTATTACATATTGAAACTGATTGATATATTTTTTAATTTTATTAATATAATAATTTCATTATATTTATTAATCTCTATTTTATAACTATTAATTTTTCATCATATTTTATATAATCACCTTTTTAATATTTATTATTTATATGTCTTTATTCAATTATATCATAAATATCAATAATATCATAATGAGGATTATAATAAAAATCTATATCTTCAAATAATGTCATCACTATATTATTATTATAAATACATTTATCATCATTATTAAAATCACATTTTTTAATATTTAAATCAAAATCATTTTTAATATTATTATTTAATCTTAAATAATATCTCATAAATTTACCTTATAAAAATAATAAATCATCATCACTATCATAATATTATTTTAAATATTCTTATAAATCTATAATTGATTCTAAATATTCTTAGATAATACAATAAATTATTTTATTATTTTATTTAGTTAAATTAATTTTAACCATTTTTATTATTTGATTTTATATATTTAGTATATACTTATTTATATTAATATATCTTTAAGTTTCTTTAAGGAATTAATTAAATAATAAATAATAAAATATAATATTTTTTATAATTAGTTATTATTATATTTATCTGTTTTATTTTTGGTTCCTAAAAACGCCAGAATAAATCAAATATAAAATAGCGATTTCAGGAAGTATAAACTAATTTTTTTATAAAATTAATATTATATTGATTATTATAATATACATCTGAGAATTCTCAGATTTGTTATTTTGTTAAAATTATAATAAAAATCAAAATAGTAATTATTGTATTTTCTCTTTTAATTTAGGTTCCAAAAAACGCAAGAATAAATAATAATATAAAATAGCGATTTTTGGAAGCTTCAACTTTTTCAATTTTAATTAAATTTAAATAACATTTAAAAATAGGATAAATTATGGAAAAATCATTAATAAAAACATATTTTTATAAATGTTAGATAGACAACAGCGCACATTAGGGCAACTAATAGGCTTTTTATGTTGATACCGCTTCAAGCTTTTTTAAATTTATCTTTTTAACATCTTTTCAATAATTCTATATTCAAAATTTTATTTTTTTATTAACTATTTTAATTTAATTATTTTAATTTTTATTTTAATGATTATAAATAGTTTGAAAAAAAATTTGTTTTATAAAATAATTTAATCATCTAATAATTATTATGATTATAAATTAAATTTATTGTATTTTTAAAAATTATAATCTTTTTTCATCATTAAACATTTAATTAAATTTTATCATCATAGATATTAATAATAGATGATAAAATTATTTTTTTAAAACAAATTATCATTTTAAACTTTAAATAATCATTATTAAAAAATATATAATTATTATCATCATATTTAAATATTTTAGATGATAAATAATAAAAATAATTATTATAAAAATTTATTATCATATAATAATCTTAAATAATAAAATATAATAATTAATCATCTAAAATATTATTAATTTATTAATTAAGATTGAAAATAATAAAATATAATAATTTTATAAATTAGATTAAAAATAAGAATAAAATTTTTAATTTAAAAATATTAAATTAAAAAGATTTAAAATAAAGATAAAAATTTAATAAAAATTTAAGTTCATCAAAAGATTATAATTTTTAATAATAATAAATTTTATTTTTTAAGAATTTAATTTAAATTTTCATTTAATTTTTAATTTATTAAAATTTTATTTTTTTGATTAAATTAAGAATAAAATTTAAAAAATTTATAAAAAACAATCTTATAAATAATATAATAAAAAATATAAATTTTAAAAAAATATTTCCACAAGTTATTATCTTCAAAAATACCATTAATAAAATTTTTATATAGATTGGGGCCAGATGATTCCCCCGATAAATTTAAAAAAGCTTGAAGCGGTATCAACATAAAAAGCCTATTAGTTGCCCTAATGTGC